GGTGTCAAGACCGCGCAAGGGTATGTGCTGTCCAGCCAAAAATCCCCCGGCCCGATCGAGGTAGCCCGAACCGCAGTATGGGCCATCGCATTGGTGAGCCGTCCGCAAACAAAACAGAAACCCATGCTTGTAGTTTCCTAGTGCTGTATGGTGCTGGCGTGGCCCCGTGTCGGGCGAGGCCGCAACATCTCTCATGGCACTGTTCACACGCAAAGAAACCAAAGCCCAGATTTCACCGCCGCAGGTGACAAAGGCTGCCGCTGTCGGCTCCAGTTACTACACCCAAAACCAAGGTGTAAACATGATTGGGCAGTATTACACCTACGTTGAGGGTGAACTGCGTGACCGGGCGATACAGGTGCCAGCCATCAGCCGTGCCCGCGACCTTCACGCATCGGTCCTGTCAGCCATGCCGTTGAAAATGTATCGGGAACGCTGGAATGACCAGACCCGTGACATGGAAGACGAGCAAATCGCACCCCGGTCATGGCTTCGCCGCCCCGACCCGTCCATCACCTACGAAACCCTCATGGCATGGACATTCGACGACCTGTTCTTCTTCGGGCGGGCGTTTTGGTACATCACCAGCCGCACCCAAGACGGCTTCCCCGCATCTTTCACCCGGCTCCCCGCAGGATCCATCACAACACAAGACCAGTCCGGCCCCGTCTGGTACGCACCATCAAACGAGGTTTATTTTCAGGGCGGCGCAATTGACCCCGTCAACCTTGTGCAGTTCATCAGTTCGACTCAGGGCGTCATTTACAGTTCTGAACAAGCAATCACCACCGCCCTGAAAATTGAGGACGCCCGGCTACGGAACGCCTCTTCATCCATCCCTTCGGGCATTCTTCGACAGGTCGGTGGTGAACCTCTTTCCGCACAGGAACTTGCGGATTTGTCGGCAGCGTTCAACGCGGCCCGCGCAAGCAACCAAACCGCAGCCCTCAACGAGTTTCTGACCTACGAAGCGACAAGCGCAACCCCCGACAAAATGCTGCTGATCGAGTCGGCCCAGTTTTCGGCATTGCAAATGGCCCAAATCTGCAACATCCCGCCGTATCTGCTGGGTGTCCCGACCGGGTCGTACGCATACACAAACAGCCAAGAGTCGCGCTGGGACTTGTGGATTTACGGCACCAAAATGTATGCCGAAGTCATCGCCGGCACCCTCAGCGGAAACAACATCCTGCCGAACGGCACCTACATCGAGTTTGACACCGACGATTATTTGGGTGAAATGGTTGCGGCCGACACCCTTGACGTTGAAGACCCAATGCAAACACCACAGGAAAACACACAGGAGGAACTGGCATGATCCGCTTCACATCCGACCATGTCTCCATCATTGCCGCCAAGAACGACAGCGAGGGGGAACGCCGCATCGACGCCATCGCGGTGCCGTACAACACGTTCGCCACTGTCTCGGACGGCACCGAAGTGTCATTCAAGCCCGGGTCGCTGCCGGTGGACGGCAAAGCCCCCCGCGTGTTCATGTATCACGACGCATCAAAGCCTGTCGGCATCGTCGCAGAACGCGTTGACACCCCCGAAGCCATGCTTGCATCTATGAAAATCAGTCGCACCGCCCTCGGCGACGAAGCGTTGGTGCTTGCCGGTGACGGCGTCATGGACGTGTCCGTCGGCGTCAACCCCACAAAGTTTGCATACGACGATCAGGGCCGCATGATTGTCGAGGAAGCCGACTGGATGGAATTGTCACTTGTTCCCATACCGGCGTTCGCAGGTGCTACCATCACCGAAGTAGCCGCGCAAGCAGCAACAGATCCCGACGAAACCGAAACCCCAGAAGTTCCAGAGGAGGAACCCGTGGAAGCAACACCCGCACAGGCAGAGGTCGTCGAGGCCGCAGCCGTCCCCACCCCGGCACTGCCCGCGCAGCCCAAGCGCGAGTACCGGATGCCGTCCGCAGCCGACTACCTCGCCGCCATGCACATCGGTGGCGACACGTTCGCCAAGATCAACGCCCAGTACCGCGAAGCCGCCATGGCACAGCGCGGCACCCTGCAGGCCGCAGCCGGTGACGTGCTCACGACGGACACCCCGGGCCTGCTCCCGGTCCCGGTGCTCGGACCGCTGGTGCAGGACATCAACTTCATGCGCCCGTGCGTCAACGCCGTGGGCGCACGCGCATACCCTGACGGTGGCGCACAGAAGACGTTCGTGCGTCCGACCATCACGACGCACACCAGCGTCGGCACCCAGTCGACCGAACTGTCGGCAGTGTCGGCCACCACGATGGTGATTGCGTCGAACAGCGTCACGAAGACCACCCTTGCCGGTCAGGTCACCCTGTCGGTGCAGGACATCGACTTCACCAACCCCGCCGCAATGCAGTTGATCCTCAATGACCTCATGGGTGAGTACATGATTGCGTCGGACAACAAGTGCGCTGATGACCTGCTGACCGCTGCGACGTCGTCGGGCGTGTGGGACGGCACCCTTGCCGACCTGCTCACCAGCGTGTACGACGCCGCCAACGACGTGTCCTCCAACCGCAACTGGATGCCGACCCATCTGCTTTGCAGCGTTGATGTCTGGGCGCAACTTGGAAAACTTGCGGATTCAACGGGCAGACCTGTTTTTCCGTTCATCGCCAACGGCCTGTCTGGGCAGAACGCCCTCGGCTCCCAGAACGCGGTGTCGTGGAACGGCAACCCGCTCGGCCTCGAACTGGTCGTGGACAGCAACTTCGCCGCCAAGACCATGATCATCACCCGCGTCGGTCAGGGCGCAGGCGACGCGTACGAGTTCTACGAGCAGCAGCGCGGCCTCATGTCCGTCGAGGTTCCCTCCACGCTCGGGCGCACCATGTCCTTCCACGGGTACGTCAGCACGTTCGCTGCCATCCCGGGCATGATCCGCAAGATCACGCAGGCGTAAGGGAGGCCGCCAATGGCGGTGTACACAGTTATCGCACGGCAACGGCTCGACAACTACGCCGTGGTGCAAACCCTCACAAGCACGGACATCCAGCCGGGGCAATCCATCACGGTTGCCTCGGTTGGCACCGGCTTTGACGGCGTCAACACCGTGCTGGCCTGCCCCCAATACAAGTTTCTGGGCACCGACGCCGACACCGGCGAATGGCTTTACGACGTTCTTCAACCCGTCGAGAACCAACTGCTGTACTACGACGTCGGCGACGACGTCGAATGGGGTGTGCTGACCTCGACTGGCACAGTCACTTGGACGCAAACCTGCACATGGATTACCAACGCCAACGTGGAGGAATGGCTGGGTATTGCCGTCGCCACCGCAAACGACACTGCGTTCATAACCAAGTGCGTGTCGGCCGCCAATGCGTTTGCGTACCGTCGCCGTGTCGAGTCTGGTTACGGGCAGGACAGCCTGACCACCAGCCCCGGCGGGGACGTCACCCTCGGCACCATCATGTACGCCGCCCTGCTGTACCGCGAGCGCGGATCTGCGGACTCGTTTGCATCGTTTGATTCCATGGGTACGTTTCCGGTGCCGTCAGCCCTCGGGCGCATTCTGCAGTTGCTGGGTGTTGGCCGTCCGCAGGTCGCGTAATGGCTGCCACCGGCATCTTGTGGGACGCAGTCAACACCACTAAAACCGCGTTGGTGGCCCTGAACCTTGGCTACGAGGTTGTCACCGATCCGCGCAACGCTCGACCCATGACGTTCTTTCTGGAACTACCCACCGTGGAAGCGTTTACATACAACGTGGGCGACATCACGCTGCGTATTCGTGTTTGCGCGCCACCGCCCGGTAATCAGGACGCATCCGATTGGCTGCTTACACAGGCCGACGCGATCATGAATTCGGCAATAGCCGTGACAGACCTGCGCCCGTCTGTAATGATTATTGGCGGCGGGCAGGAACTGCCGACATACGACCTCACCGTGCGGGTAGCCGTACGGCGCAACTAGCAAAAGGACAACCATGGCCACCAGCACATTCCTTTCCAACGCCACCGTCAACATCACGCAGGGCGTCACCACCACCGACCTGTCAGACCAGTGCCGCAGCGTTACCGTGACCATCGGCAGCGACCCGCTGGAGTCAACCGCCATGGGCGACACCGGGCACCGTTTCGTCGGCGGCCTCCAGAGCGTCGAGGTCACGCTGGAAATGTTCCTTTCCTACGGCGCATCCGAAGTGGAGGGCATCCTCGCGTCCTGCGTGGGCACCGGCACCACGGTGCTGACCATTAGCCCGTCCGGCACCACAGAGTCGGCCACCAACCCCGAATAGTCATCACCAACGCCATGCTGGAGAACTTCACCCCCATCGCCAGCACCGTCGGCGAACTTGCCATGGTTACCGCCACGTTCACCGGCGGCACATGGGTCCGCGACGTCACCTGATTTACACACAACCTAGGGAGAACCAATGCAACTGAACCTGCACGTCACCACAAACGACGGCGACGACTACACAGTCACCACCAACCTGTTTGTTGTGGTCGCATGGGAACGCAAATACAAGCGCAAAGCATCCGAACTGGCCGCCGGCATTGGCGTCGAGGATCTTGCGTTCATGGCGTTTGAGTCCTGCAAACAGGCTGGCATTACCGTCCCGGCAGTGTTTGACGATTACGTCAAGAAACTGGCCGCGATTGAGGTTGTCGGGCAGGAACCCGAAAACCCTTCCTGAAAGGCTCGTACCACTATTCGCTGGCGGTGGTGCTTGTCTCCACCGGGTACTGGCCACCGCAGATACCGTTTGAGGGGCGTGACCTAGCCACGGTTGTTACTATCTTGAACGAGCAAGCGAGGAAGCAGCGATGACCCCACAAACGAGCATTGAAGTGGTCGGGCTGAAGGACGCGCTTAAAATCCTGAATGCAACTGACAAGAACTTGCGCCGCCAAATCACCAAAGATTTCAAGGAAATCATGGCACCAGTAGTGACGGAGGCAAAACAGTTGGTGCCCGAAAAGCCGCCGTTGTCAGGCATGATCCGTGAATGGGAAACCAGATCCGGGGCGACTATTTTGCCGTGGCGATACAACGTGGCAACACGCACAATCGTGCCGTTTACGTCCGGCAAAAAGGTGCGCGACACCGGGCTGGGGTTTCGACAGAACCTCGCTGTGTTTGGCATGAAGTGGACGGGGCCGGAGGCTGCTGTGTTTGACATGGCAGGCAAAGCCAAGTCTGGTTCACCGATGGCGCAAGCATTGACTGAACGGTACGGGTCGCCGTCCCGTGCAATGTGGAAAGCGTACGAACGCAAAGCAAACGATGTGCATGACAAAATCCGCGACCTTGTAGACCGCGTGATGCGCGAGGCAAACAGAATGGTGGGGAACATCTAATGGCTATCTCCATCCCTATCGTTTCCGAGTTTGACGGAAAAGGCGTTAGCAAAGCCATCGCCCAGTTCAAGCAGTTAGAGACCACGGGCGAGAAAGCCCAGTTTGCGTTGAAAAAGGCTGCACTGCCAGCGGCGGCTGCGGTGGCGGGTTTGGCTGCCGCTATGGGTGACGCGGTCAAGGCCGCAATGGACGACGAAAAGTCCCAGCAGATGCTTGCCCGCCAGTTGAAGGCCACGACCGGGGCGACCGATGACCAGATTAAGAGCGTCGAGAAGTACATAAGCGCTCAGGGCCGCAATCTCGGCATTACGGACGATCAGTTGCGCCCGGCGCTTGCGGGGCTGGTTCGTGTCACTAAGGATGTCAATGAGGCGCAGAACGCTGCCAGCCTTGCCATGGACATTGCCGCCGCCAAGGGTGTCAGCCTTGAGACAGTCAGTAAGGCGCTTGAGCGCGCCTATGGCGGCAACACGGCGGCGCTAGCCAAACTGGACCCGTCAGTGCGCGACATGATCAAGGGTGGCGCAACCCTTGAAGAAGTGTTTGCCAAGATGTCAAGCACGTTTGGGGGGGCCGCAAAGGAGGCGAGCAACACGGCTGCGGGTGGGTTTGCCAAATTGAAACTGTCCCTTGACGAGACCAAGGAGTCGATTGGGGCGGCACTGTTGCCGGTGCTCCAGAAGGTGTTGCCGTATTTGCAAAAGGCCGCGGATTGGGCGCAGGACAACCCGAAAGCGTTTACCATCATTGCGGGCACTATCGGCGCTGTCGCCACCGCCATCCTCGCCGTAAACGCTGCTATGGCCCTCAACCCGTTCGGCCTCATCGCCGTCGGTATCGCCGCCCTCGTCACCGGCATCACCATCGCCTACACAAAGTTCGAGGGTTTCCGCAACGTCGTCCGCAACGTCGTAAACGGGCTGGCAACCTATTTCGAGTTTATGGCTAACGCATGGATCAAAGCCATCAACCTTGTCATTGCTGGTATCAACCTTGTAAAACCGGGTAGCGACATCAAACCGTTGGGCGCTGTGTCATTTGGGCGGCTTGGCGCAGACGGCGGAGGCACCACGGGCAGCATCCGAGCCATTGAATCCCCCGTCAGCACCACTGGGGGAGGAACGGGGACTGGCACCGCGTTGGGGGCTGGCATTGTTGCTGGCGCCGCCAAAGCCGCTACTGGGGGCGCAACAGCGGCTGCCGCCGCCCCGAAACTGACTGGACCCGATGGGTATGTCGGCCCCGGCTACGGGGAAATACCCATCTCGATGTTGAGCCTCAACCAGATTGACCCGTCTATCGGTGGCACTCAGGGGCAAACCATTGTCAACGTGCAGGTGGATGGTGGGGATCCGCAGTCGGTGGTGGACGCTATCCAGCGGTGGACCCGCCAGAACGGGCCGTTGCCGATTGCGGTGACGTACTAGGCCATGGCTATCCCGTACTGGACGGCTGAACTGCCCGGCCCCGTCTCCATTACAAACATTCAGACGGTCACGGTCACCTCTGGGCGTCGAGTGCTGACCGACTTCTACGCTGCAGGCCGTGCCACCATCAACGGACGCCGCCCCGACCTGTTGCCCACCATCAACATTGGCGACACTGTCACCTTGCGCCTGTACAACCCGAACACGACCCCTACGTCGTTGGTGGTTCTACCGTTGCGGGTAGCAGACCTGCAGATCACCTACGGCGCAACGGCTGCGATGGACACTTGGACGTTGTCGCTGGAGGACGCGTTCGCCACGTTGGGGCGGGGACGCATCACCCGCACATGGTCCGCCGGCACCACAACGGAGGTGGCGTTTGAGGATGTTTGCACCGACCTTGGGTTGAGTTACAACACCATCGTTTCGCAGGCACCCAAGACGTTGTCAGCAACCACGGTGACCGACGAGAACGCGTTGAACGTCATGCAAACCATCGTCAACACGGAGCAGGGTTTGCTGTACGCATACAGCACAGGGCTGGCGTTGTATACGCGAGGCTGGCAGCAATACACCACGTTTTACGCGTTCGGGGATGCTGGCGGTGCAAACACGACGTACCAGCAGGTCCAGTTCATGTCGATGGCTGACAACTACGCCACCTATGTTCTGGTCACGATCAACGGGGGCACCCC